TTTCTTCTGCATCTTTAGGATGATATTTTCTAAATAGTGTGTAAGCGTCGTTAATATCTTCGACTATATCTGCACTCGTAGTTTTACCTCTGCGAGCTGTATAGTAAGGCATAATCTCTGCCCAGTGAGTGTTAACATCTTCGTCTTCACAAGCTTGTTTTATAGCAACCTTTTGGATTGAACCATAAAATTCATCTTTTTCTAAATATCCTTTATCACTTCCAGGAGTTTCTTTTTTAGTAGTCTTAGGCTTAACAAGTTTGGCATTTTTCTTTAGGTTGAGTAAACCCTTCCTATAGTTTTCGCCAGCCTCAGTTTTTTGCTTAAGAGCTTCTAAATCGGCTTTAGAGATAACTACTGAATCGTCGTCATAATCTGTTGTTTTCACCTCAAACTTTTTTTCCTTTTCAGGAATGTTTAAGACTGAATCGATTGTTTCAACAATATCAGGCGTTTTTTTATCTGCTGGGTCAGCTGCAGCAACGGTTTCTTTCTCCGTTGGTTTTACACCCAATTGTTTTGTTTCTTCTTGTGTCATAATTTTAAAACTATTATTTTAATTCGAGGTTCAGCGAACGATGAACCAAGTAGAAAGCAGCTCATATAGGGCTGAGTTAATCCCACTAAAGAAAAGTCAGGGCCAAACTTTAATGAGATTAATACAACCCTATAAGAACCTTAAATTTTTAATGTGCTTCCTATTTTTCTTTATCTATAATCCCTAACTGTTCTGCTAAATTAAGAATAAACATATCGTTAAGACTTAACAACTTATCTTTGTCTCTGCCAGAGATAAGCTCTCTCAACATTTTTTCTTGGTCACTATTTAATTCAATGTCTACATCAACGTCTTTATCGGATTTCCATGTGACCATTTTTGTTTCTTCGTCTGTTTTATACTCTAAACCTTTTACTTCTTTCTCGGTTAATTTAATCTTCTCAACTAATTTCAGGGCTGTTCTTAAACCAACTAAGTCTAGGCCACCTTTTGCTTGTGTCTCGTTAAGAAGTCTTATAATTCCTCTTCTCTCTTTAACTTTTAATTTTAATGTCTTCATAATTATAAATTATTGTTTTAATAATTCCCGACCTTTTTTTAAATCCCGACTATTTGGATTTTTTTAATTTAGCCCTTTTCTTTTCTGCGGCCGTATAAGCCTTATTTCCATCATTCAATAGTATTGCAAGTTCTAATCTCTGTCCTACCATTATTAAATAATCATCTCTAGTTGCTCCTAATCCCATCGTTCTTAGGATAGCCAGAGTTCTTTTCTTGTAATAATCCTTAAATCTTAAGTCTGTGTATGTAGTGTCTAACCATTGAGCAACCTTATCAGATCTAGCTCCTCCGTAATTAGGTTCTTCTAACAAGCGAAACAGCAATTTTATTATTAATTTTTTAAGCATTTTCTTTTTGAGTTACTGGTTTCTTTTGTTCTGGTTTCTTTTCCTGTGTAGGTTGTCCTTGACCACCTTCTCTCATCATAGCTTGTTGTTGAGCTTGCTGTATCATCTTATAATTTCTAAGATATTTACTGGCATTTTTATCATCATAAGCGTCTAAAGCCATCGCAAAGAAATCTGTTTGATTAGCCATCATAATTTCTGGGAATAGATTGGCGACAACAGAAAGTTTGTCTTTCATAATTGTTTGCTTCTTAGCTTTACTAGGTTGTAGTAATGACTCAGAAATAATTTCTATTTGATATAAGTAGTTGTCTAAGAAGTTAGTAGAAATAATTAATTTTCTGTAACTAATTCCTTGTTTCTTCATCATCTCTTCCTCTATCGCAAGTTCTTGTTCCATCTTTTTCCTCTCTTCCTTCTTAATATCCTTAAACTGTATAGCTAGTGTTCCAGTTTCTCCAGTATCTTTTTCTAATTCTACGTTCTCTATTAAAAATGTTCTGTAAATCTTCTCTTCTTTACCTTTAAGATTAACAATTTTTCTAGGTTGAGGGTAATTTAACTGTATATTAGCTAATCTAAGAGCATATTTCTGCCTCCATAAATCAGAAACTAATTCTTGGTTAATCACTTTAAGTTCTCTAAGCTTCTCTTCAGCAATCACTACTTCTCTAGCAGTAGATTGTTTATTAGAAAGTGTATCTGGAAGTGCTGGAGCTGACTCTTCTATCCCCCTAGCAACCATCTGAATCATCATAATGTCTGAGTTGTCTACTGGGTTAGTCATCATAGGTTTAACCTGAGATATATCGTTTACATAAATCTTAGTAGACGTGTCCAGGAACTCATCCTCTAAATCAAATTGGTCTTGGTTAACCCTACCAACCAGTAAAGGTCTAACTAATGAACGATATTCTTTGTCTAAAACTGAATTCCATAAAGTATTAAAAATGTCGTACTCACCCATAAGGATGTTTGGAAGGCAGTTACCATAAGCAAAATGTTTGTCTACAAATGGCTCCCAAATAGCTTTAGCAAATGGGTAAACCTTCTCACCATTAATCCTCCATAGAAGAGGAGCGTCTAACAAAAGTACACCATTAGCTGTAATGATGTACTGGTCTGTGAGTTGATTGTAGTATCTGACTATTTCTATTAATCTTTTTCCATTCTCTTCTTTTCCATCTAATGAGTAAAAGAATGTAGTAGTATCAACATCGTTATTAGGAATTCCCTCCTCAACGTATTTAGCATCTTTGTACTGGCCAAACTCTTTAGTAAACTCATCCTTACTCATATATCTAACCCATGCTACAGAAGGTTGATCTTGAACGTTATTGATTTGAAAATCTCTTAAAAATACCTCAGTTATTGGAAGTTGTATGGAAACACATTCATCTTTTGCGTTTACCATTCTCTCCTCAGATTCAACTTCTCCAGTTACGATGTCGTAACTCTTAATAAATTTTTGTTTGTACTCACTCTTTAAGTACCCTTCGTATTTAAAAACTGTACCTTTACTAGCAGCTTCCCAAATCTCCCAGAAGTTCTCTAGTATAGGATTCTCATTCTTCATGTAAGAGCCTTTAATAAGATTATCAGCAACGTAGGCTCTGTCTATATTTAAACTACCATCTCCCCCAAAAGCTTTAATTGCCATATCTGGGATTTTAAGAGCGAACCCAGCAATCATTTTCTTTAGCTTGTTTCTGATTGTAGGCATAGCTACGTTTGCTTGCCACTCCTCTTTATCTTGATCGTCTCTAGTTAAGGTGAAAGTGTTTAAACGTTTGTCATTGTCGTCTATAAACTGTAATAAAGTTCTGTCGTTAAACTGAGTATAAGTTTTATTTCTCTGCTCAACAAAGATTGTAATTTCACTATTAATGAAATCTATTACTTTTCTCTTTTTCTCTGATGGTTTATATATTGGTTTCATTTTATATATTATACACTATTAGGTTTGTAATGTCAAAATTAGCTCATCTTTAAATTATACCCTCTCTTTTTTCTTACTCTCTGTTTCTTCCTCCTTATCATTCTATAGAAGGATTTATCTTCATCGCTAATTCTAACTCTCATTGGATGAGCTTGTTTTATCCCTAACGAAAAATACCTAAAAGCATCAGCCCCATTAGAACTCCAGTCATGATCAGGATGATTAGCAAACACCTTTCTTTTGTTGTCGTAAGACTTGTGATAGTTTCTTAAAGCCCTTAAACCATCAGCACATTTTGTAGCGTCAAAATAACACTGGTTAAAGATTACACGAGAAGCATTTATCCCGTCCTGAATCGAAACGTTAGGTACCATTGTAAAATTAAGTCCTAACTTACGAGCTACCTCAATCCTACTAAGCCCACTGCCAAAATCACGAACTTTGATATCATGAGGAGCATTGTGTTGTCCATAAACATAAGGTTTTTCTTGTAATAATTTTAAATAATAAGGTAACCCCTCACCAGATTCTTCTAAGTAGTCTATGAGGTGAAACTCTCTACCAACTGTCTGAGAAAACCATATCGCAGTAGCGTCAGAGACTCCTAAGTCCCACCAGGTATCTACTGGCACATCTTTCTGGTAAGGAACATTCATAATCCTACCACCCTCTAAAGCAGCCTGATATTGTGTGGCGTAATAAGCACCCTGCATCATCCCTCCAAAGGAACAGTTATGGACAACTCTTCCATTAGCCGTATAAGAGCTATCATACATTACATCTAAGTTATAAACATAGTCATCATAGTCCTCTATCTTCTCTATCTCTATGATAGGAGCTGTAACATTATATTTATGGACTCTATATTTATTACCTTTTTTATTCCTATCTTGTTTTGGATAAACATTAACTGAATATCTTGTATGAAGATTTACCTCTCTTCCTAAAATTATTCCTTTTTCTGGTTGCTCATCTATTAAAATTCCAGCTCTATAACCTAAAGAATGAGCTAGTAACTGAACCTGGTAAGCTAAAGTTTTACTAACAGTAGAATACATTTCCTTATAATCCATTCTATGTCCGTCACCATCAATTAATAATTTGTAAACATATTCTTCATAACCTCCTATTAAATCAAAAGGAATTTTCTTGTTATAAGATTTAGAACCACAATGTTTCACTAAAAACTCTATGAGTTCAACGCTATTAACAGAAATATTAATAGTATTATTTGGTATATTTTCAGTAACAGTATAATTATAACCTAAAGACTCAGCAGCTTTCTTTATACCGTTTATTTCTTTCTTCTCTTTTATATCTAAAGTATATTGCACTGCCCCCTTGCAACTGGAACCTTCTGTAATATACCAAGCTAGTAAAGTGACTAAGTCTTTAGAAATTATTTTATTCTTTTTAAAAACCTTAGGAAAAGTCACCCTGTCTCCTTTCACTAAATCTTTAGCCTCTACCCACATATTATTAACTCCATCATTACATATTCTAATCCTATGCTCTAGGGTACAGGTAATATCTTTTCTGTTTCCAAGAGTTTTTATCTTAATCATCTCTCCGTTATAAGCTCTTTTACTTATCCCTTGCACCTTTCTATATCTATTAGAATGAGTTAATACAAAATCACCTATAGAAACATCTTTAATTTCTTTCACCCCCTCTAATCCAATAATATCTGTATCTCCTGGAAAACAGTAGTACTCTTGCTGAATCATTTCCTCACTCATTCCCTCTGCTCTTTCTGTCTCTATATCTTCCTGGCTAACAACACCAGTATCTTCTATTGTCAACTTCTGACAGAACCAATCTTTATTAGTCGTGGCCATACCGTACAAATCAAACCCATGGTTTTCACCATAAGGAGTATTATGACTTACTAATCCATTTGAAAAAAATGAGTGTGTTTCAGGTATAACAAAATCATAAACATCCTCTCTCCCTTTTTCTATAGATTTAATTTCGTCATAATAGAAATTATCATCCAATATCTTCTGTAAATATTTATCTTTTTTCTTATTTAAAAGCCTTTTAAGAGTTCTGTATCTTAACTTATTATGTCTATTTAAATCAGTTTCATTTAATCCCTTAATATAGTTTCTTAATATTTCTGATTTTATTTCTATCTCATCTCCATAATAATCTTTATTTACAACGGTATTAATTCTTTCTTGCTTTCTTGTAAGTTTAAAACCAATTTGTTTATAAAATAAATAACTACTATATCCAGAAATCTCTAGTCTATAACCAATACTTTCAACTTTAACTATTTTAGTTGGTTTTGTAATATATTTTCTAACACTAGAGACTATCCCATAATTTAATAATAGTATTTGTAACCTCTCTGTGAGCTTCTTAGAGGCTGATGATGACGTTATTTCTCCTCTTTTAGTAGAACATCCATCTCCATCAAAATACCCAGATAAAAAAGCTGAAATATATTCTTTCTTCATTTGTAAAAGTTGTAACGGAACTTCTTTTTCTTTAGCTATATGCCTCATCCCAAATTGTTCTATTATACTAGCTAATTCTTGAGAACCTCTAATGAAATGTCCTTTATCATATTCTTTAAAATTATATTTGTTTACTAAGAAATCTTGTATTTCCTTATCAAATGTAGTAATCACTACTTTATTTTTATCTGACCACCCTTCTGCTAAAAATAATCCCATAAGATACATAAAATCCTTGTTTAAAAAGTTTTTAGGTAAATCATTTCTTGATTTTCTTTTCTTTAATTTCTTAAATTTAGGAATATAATTACCCCAAATTTGTTGTCCTCTTTGTATTGGTAGTTTATCTCCTACTTTTAAGTCTTGAGATTTTATCCAAGTCTCTCCATCCCATATTGGGTGTACTGGGGTACAATTTAAATGATAACCTCTATTAGTTTTTATTTTTAGAATATCTTGTTTCCCACCAGAATAGTATGAAATTGCTTTATGTTTGCCTTCTAATCCATAAACGTCTTCATTAATCTTAGTAAAGCCTTTCTTATAATCTCTTCCTATTTCTTCTAATCCATTCTCTGTCATTATTAAGGTATCCCCTGTAACACAATATACAAATATCGCCCAACCACCATTTTCTCTTAAAATAGGACGAATTAAGTCCCAAACCTGTGGGTCCTGGAAAGAATACTCTGAAAAAACACACCCTACAGGGTTGGTTCCACGGATCGCATCATAATTATCAGTTCCAACCATCTGAAATAAACTTCCATTCTTCAGCTCAATCTTCATCTCTGCTTCGTTCTTCTTTTTTATTATCTCTTTAGGAAAGTGATCCATAGTCTTAAATCCAGAGCCATCTATTCCATCCCAAATTACCTTCTTTCCTTGCTGGTAAGTAGGTAAAAAGTAGTAGTATATCCCCACCCTCTTTAACATCTCTTTTATCGTGTAATTTATCGCAGTCTTATCTTTCCCAGCTCTTCTGTGCCAAACACAAACAGCCCTTTTAATACCAGTAGCCATAGCGTTTATTAAAGGCTTTTGATATTCTCTAGGGGTGAAGTTAAAAGGGATGTCTATCTTCATATTTTTTTTATAAAAGCCTCAAATTTTACTACCTTCCCCCTCTCTATAATTTCTCCAATATCCACTATCCTGACCCCCTTATTCTCTAGACCATTCCAAACCTCTACAAACTCAGAAACCATTTTATCTACATCATCACTTAAATTATGATATTCCTTAATATCTTTGTCTATTTCGAAGTAAATTAAGCTTATTTTTGCCATGACTTTTTGAGTTATCTATTAATACCATATTATACCACAACTAGTTATAATCAGCAAACACCTATTCATTATTATATGCTAGTATCTTAACCTTTCTTTCAAACACTAAACATCTTTCATTATCTTTATATTTTTTATAACTCTCAGCAGAGAAGATACTAACCCTCCACTTTTTATTACTTTTGTTATAACTTTTAATCAACCACCAACCATTTATTTCTTTCTCAAAATACTCATCTTTCTCGAAAAACGTTAACAGGAAATCATTTTTATTTTTATTTATTTTCATTGTTTTAAGCTTATTTTC